GATATTGAATCTTTACTACCTAAACTAGATGAAATGATCCAGTTTGCTGAAGACATCAAATCTTACGCACTAAAGAAAGCAAAGCGTGGATATAAGTGGCCTGATTATAAATTGGTTCACGCTCGAGTTTCAAGAAAGATTACAGATGAACCAGGATTGATTAAGGCTTGTGAAGAAGTAGGAATTAATCCATACACAGCACAGAAAGTTGCAGGCATTACTGAACTGACCAAACGAATCGGTAAAGACAAAGTTACTAGCATTATCGGACCATATATCACAATGCAAACAGGTTCAATGATTCTAGTACCAAACACAGATCCTCGTGAAGAGGTAATAACAATAGAAAAAGGAGAAAAATAAAATGTTGAATATTATTGAAGGAAAAGAACAACGCCCTAAGAAAATCGTCATCTATGGACCGGAAGGAATCGGGAAGTCTACATTCGCTAGTCAATTTCCAGAACCATTATTTCTTGATACAGAGGGTGGAACAAGTAATTTAGATGTAAGAAGAATCAAATGTAACAAATCATGGAATGACCTAATCACAATAGTAAAAGAGATCCATGCGAATCCACATATTTGTAAGACAGTCGTACTTGATACAGCTGACTGGTCGGAAACGTTATGTACGAATGCTGTATGTGAAAAGTATCGTAAAAACAATATCGAAGACTTCGGATACGGCAAAGGCTATGTCTACTTAGTTGATGAGTATGCAAGACTGTTATCACTGCTTGACCAGTTAATCGAAGTGGGTATCAATGTTGTGATTACAGCACATGCCAAACCACGAAAATTCGAGTTGCCAGAAGAACAAGGATCATTCGATCGATACGAGATGAAACTATCAAGACAAGTAGCACCACTTATTAAAGAATGGAGTGACGCATTATTCTTTGTGAACTACAAGATCTATGTCGTCACAACTGATACCAATAAGAAAAAAGCACAAGGTGGAAAACGTGTTCTATATACCACACATAATCCAACTTACGATGCAAAGAACAGATTCGATTTACCTGAAGAACTAGAACTTGATTTCAAAGCGATTGCACACCTATTTGAAACGTATGATGTACCAGCTGAACAAGTGATGGACTACGATTCAAAAGATGTAACAACCTTAGCATTCGTTGAACAGTTGAAGAAGAAAATTGTAGAAGATGACATTACAGAAGAACAGTTGCAAAAAGTAGTAGCCGCAAAAGGACACTATGAACTAGAAACACCTATCAGTGAATATTCAGATGATTTCATTACACGCTGGATTATCCCGAATTGGAAGAAGATTGTAGAAACGATAAAAAATGAAAAAGGAGAACAATAATTATGGAAGAAAATAAAAACATGTTGATGGATTGGAATGATTCCATCGAAGAAGACGGACAGGAGTTAGTCATATTACCAGAAGGTGATTACAACTTTACAGTCACTCATTTTGAACGAGGTAGATTTCCTGGTGGAGCTAAAATTCCTGCATGTAATAAAGCGACAATTACCGTTCAAGTCGAATCAGAAGAAGGACGTGCTGTAGTGAAGTTTGATTTGCTATTATATCGTACTATCGAATGGCGTATTTCATCATTCTTTAGATGTATCGGACAGAAAAAACATGGTGAGAAATTAACGATGGATTGGAATAAAGTTGTTGGTTCCAAAGGTCGTGCTCATTTCAAACCTCGTAAATACATCAATTCCTATGGTGATGAAAAAACAACTAATGACATTGATCGCTTTATCGACTACAACGAAGAGTTCTTCATTCCAGACGATCTTCCTTTCTAGGAGGTAATGGTTATGGAACTAAGACCTTATCAAAATGAAGCAGTTGAGGCAATTAGAAACGAATGGATTCAGGGGCATCAAAAAACGTTATTAGTACTTCCTACTGGTACAGGGAAAACAATCGTATTTTCAAAAGTAGTGGAAGAAGAAACGAAAGATGGAAGTAAAGCACTTATCCTTGCACATCGTGGAGAGTTACTCGATCAAGCTTCAGAGAAATTATTTGAAACCAGTGGATTGGATTCGGCTTTAGAAAAAGCTGAGTCCTCTGCCATTGGCGCATCAGAACAAGTAACTGTTGCATCTGTTCAGACATTATCACAACACAAAAGACTAACAAACTTTCCAAGTGATTACTTTAAGACAATCGTTGTAGACGAAGCACACCATTCGATGAGTAATACTTATCAACGTATACTGACGCATTTTGAAGGTGCAAATGTACTAGGAGTAACTGCTACTCCAGATAGATCAGATCAGAAGAATCTAGGAAAGTACTTTGATTCAAAAGCCTATGAATATTCATTACATCAGGCTATTAAAGAAGGATACCTTGCACCAGTTAGAGCACAGATGATTCCGCTTGAACTAGATATCCATAGTGTTGGTGTATCAAATGGTGATTATGCAGTGGGAGAAGTTGGCTCAGCATTAGAACCATATCTTAACCAAATCGCACTAGAGATGCTCAACTACTGTAAAGGTAGAAAAACAGTTGTATTCTTACCATTAGTAAAGACATCTCAGAAGTTTTGTGAACTACTTAACCTACATGGAATAAGAGCAGCTGAAGTGAATGGAAATAGTCCTGACAGGGATGAAATCTTAGCTGACTTTGAAGCTGGAGAATACGATGTGCTATGTAACTCAATGCTTTTAACAGAAGGTTGGGATTGTCCATCAGTGGATACCATTGTTGTGTTGAGACCGACTAAAGTAAGAAGCTTATATCAACAAATGGTCGGACGTGGTATGAGACTACATCCTGGTAAGAAAGAATTATTGTTACTAGATTTCTTATGGATGACAGAACGTCATGATTTATGTAGACCTTCCGCACTGGTTTCAAAAGATGAAGAGTTAGCGAAACGAATCGATCAAAAAATGATGGATCAAGAAAGTGGTATTGATTTACTGGAAGCTGAAGTAGAAGCAGAACGCGATGCAATTCAAGAACGTGAAGATGCATTAGCTCGTGAACTTGCAGCAATGCGTAAACGAAAATCGAAACTTGTCGATCCAATTCAATATGCCTTCTCAATTGCAGCTGAAGACTTGGCTAGTTACGAACCTACCTTTGTTTGGGAAATGGGACCAGCCACTGAAAGACAAATACGCTACTTAGAAAAACATGGAATCTTCCCAGATGCAGTAACAAGTTGTGGTATGGCAAGTATGCTCATTGAAAAGTTGAAAAATAGACAAATCGAAGGCTTAGCAACACCGAAACAAATACGCTTCTTAGAACGATACGGATTCTTACATGTCGGTATGTGGGCATTTGAAGCAGCAAGCAAAATGATAACACGAATTGCAGATAATCATTGGATGTTACCAAGAACAATCAATGCTGCAACATATAGACCGTAGGAGGATGTAAATGGACAGTATATTAGAAGCTTTAAAACAAATAGATGCATCAAACACAACATATGAAGAATGGATTCAAATAGGCATGGCTCTCAAAGCCGAAGGATATGACTGTTCAATATGGGATGACTGGAGCAAGAATGACAGCCGTTATAAAGACGGTGAATGCGATAGGAAATGGGGAACTTTCAAAGGTTCCTCTATTCCCATATCAGGTGGAACGATTATCAAGATGGCTAAAGAGACAGGTTGGGAACCATATGGTGGAGTTATGGAATGGGACGATACGATTGAATACGATGGTGATGGTTTAATTTATGATCCTACAACAGACCTCAAACCTTCTGAACAACTTATCAAATATCTTGAGACGTTATTTAAAGATGATGAGAAAGTTGCCTATGTTACAAGTGATGTATGGCAAGACAAGGAAGGTATCTGGAAACCTGGCAGAGGTTACTATGATCGAACAGCTAAAGAACTAATCGATGAACTCAAAAAGTATCCTGATGACATTGGCGCTGTGATTGGTGATTGGAAAGATGAATGTGGAGCATGGATAAGATTTAATCCGGTAGATGGATCTGGTGTTAAGAATGAAAACATTACAAGATTTACCTATGCATTAATAGAATCAGATGACATGCCTATTCCAGATCAAGACGCCCTGTATAGAAGACTAGAATTACCGATTGCATGCTTGGTTCATAGTGGTTCAAAGAGTCTACACGCAATTGTTAAAGTGGATGCACCAAATTATCAGGAGTATCGAAAGCGAGTGGAGTACTTATATGGCTTTTTAGCTAAGCATGATTTCAAAGTAGATACTGCAAATCGCAATCCATCTAGACTATCTAGACTACCTGGAGTAACTAGAAATGGTGTTATTCAAACATTAGTAGACACGAACATAGGTAGACGAAACTGGAACGAATGGATGGATTATGCTGAAGGTGTTAATGATGAATTATCAAGTTATGAATATTTGGATGAAGCCATTGCAGAATCACCGAATGTACCAGATGAACTAGTAGAAGGAGTCGTTCGTGTTGGTCATAAAATGCTTATTTCAGGTTCATCTAAAGCTGGGAAGAGTTTTTTACTAATGGAATTAGCTGTTGCTTTGTCAGAAGGGATCAAGTGGCTTGGATTTCAATGCAGGAAATCGAAAGTTATGTATATTAACCTAGAAATTGATAGACCGAGCTTCATTAATCGTTTTGTTCAAATATATAAAGCGATGAAACTCAAACCTAAACACAACCATGATATTGCTATCTGGAATTTAAGAGGTGAAGCAATGCCACTGGATAAACTTGTACCTATAATAGTTAGAAAAATTAAGGACCAAGGTTTCGATGCGGTTATTATTGATCCAATTTATAAAGTAATCACAGGTGATGAAAATAATGCTTCAGAAATGGGAAAATTTAGTAATCAGTTTGACAAAATATGCAAGCAAACTGGAGTAACTGCGATTTATAGTCATCATCATTCAAAAGGTGCACAGGGTTTCAAAAGAGCGATGGATAGAGCTTCTGGTTCAGGAGTATTCGCAAGGGATCCAGATGCACAACTTGACATGATTCAACTTGAAACAGATGAAGATTTCATGCTACAGAATGCTGATAATCCAAATGCTACAGCGTGGAGATTAGAGAGTAGCTTACGTGAGTTTCCTAATTTTAAACCCGTGAACTTTTGGTTTGAGTATCCGATACATAGAGTAGATGATACAGGCATTCTTCAAAAGATATATGCTAGTGGAGACCCTAAAGGAAATCTAGAAAAAAGCGGAAAACGAAAACAAACACCTGAATCTAGAAAAGAAGAATTTGATACTGCATTTGATATTGAATCAGCAGGTACAGGCAGTTGTACAATAGAAGACTTAATGAGTTATTTGGATTTATCCGAAAGAACAATTAGGCAAAGATTAAGCGATTTTAAAGACGAATATGTGTGTTCAAAAGGTAATGTTATGAAGCTACAAAAGTAGTTGCAATTTTATGCAACAGAAAGGAATATTTCCCTATCTGCAATTTTATGCAACATAAAGGGGAATATCCCTATCTGCAGAATGTTGCAGAAAGGGCTTATATATACATGTTGCTGCACAACACGCTGACGCATGTTTGTAGGATAGGGCTTGTGAGCCTGCCCTATCCCAAACAAATGCATCATCGTCAGCACTTGCCTATCTTCATCTAAAAATTCTAAAAAATTCTGAAAAAGGAGGAAACTATGAAAATATTTCTACTACTAGATCCACCAACCATTACTGCACAACAAAATAAAGTGACACTGGTGAACAACAAACCAGTTTTCTATAAACCGGAAAAATTAAAGAGAGCAAGACGGACGATTATCAAGCATCTGAAACCATTTAAACCGAAGGAACCAATGCAAGGTCCTATCAGGCTAGATGTGATATGGAGATTCCCAAGAGGTAAGAGACATAAGCATCAGGAGTGGCGAGTCACTAGACCGGACACAGATAATCTGGAGAAGATGCTGAAAGATTGCATGACGGAAGTTGGATTCTGGAATGATGACGCACAAGTGGTAGTTGAACATGTGGAGAAGTTATGGTCCGATGATCCAACTGGGATATCAATCGAAATCAATGTGTTAAGTAAACTGAAGGAGGAGCTATGAACGATGTAAAAGAATATCTAAGCCGATATCACAATACAAAAGTGAAGATTCAAAAGTTACAAGCATTAGTGGATGAATATATACGTTTGGCTAATGAGATACCAGGAATTCAATTTGATGCAGTTCGAGTTGATGGTGGTAAAAATCTAAAAGCTCCATTCGAGAAGTGGATACTAAAGATACTTGATTACGAACTTGAAATCAAAGAAATGGAACGATTGTTACCAAGTTACAAGAAAGAAGTACTTCAAGCCATAGAACAGATTGAAGACAAAGATTACCGATTGATATTAGTTCATAGGTACATTGATTGGTTAAGTTGGAGACAAATTGCTGATAGAATGTTTTTTTCATCAGCTACAATAAGAAGATGGCATGACAAAGCATTACTGCAAATCGAACTACTTTAACAAGAACTAAAGGAGTTTGTAGCTACTCCTTAGTTTCGATTTGCTTCTTGATTTGGTTAATCTTTTGAACAACGAATGTCACGATACTTTTTACTTGATGGTGATCTACTTTGAGTAATAATTTTTCACCTTCAGTAATAGTAGTCGATTCATTATCGATTTTCACGTGATAACCTTTAATGTTGAATTCCACAATTGTTTCATTCATACTATCAACTCCTCTCATAAGAGTATGTGTAAAATCTGCGAGGGGAAAAATGACAAGGTTGAGCAAGGTTGATATATTGTGAATTTGTCAAGGGTGTGATAGTATTATAATGAGCAAAGGTGAAAACAAAATGGAATACTGGCTTAACAACCAGCCTAGAAACGATTAAGAATTCAGTAAAATGGGTTCTTTTTTGTTTTTGCA